CGGCACGTCGCTGTTGAACTTCTCCTCCAACCATTTGGTCAGCGGGTCGCGCTGGATGGCGCGGTTGTCGCTGGTGCGCAGGAAGAGGAGATTGTCCCAGATGTCGGCCATGTGGCGGCCGAAACCTTCGCCGGCGAGCAGCTCGTCGATAAGCTTGGCCCGCTTGTTCGCGTCGCTGCTGTCAATAAAGGCGGTAGTTTTGTCCGCGGGCGGAATCGTGCCGGTCAGGTCGAGATAGATGCGGCGGAGGAACTCGCCGTCGTCGGCTTTCGGCGACGCGGGAACCTTCTCGCTCGCCAGCTTCTTGTTGATTTCATCGTCGATGCGCCTGGCAAGCGCCAGGTGATCGCCCTTCGGGGCGCTCTTGCGCTTGGCGAGGGCCTCTGCTTCCTGCTTCGCCTTCGCGGCCGCCTCGGCCTTCGCCTTGGCTTCCTCTTCGGCTTTGGCCTTCGCCTCCGCCTCGGCCTTCGCCTTCATCCGCGCCTCCTGACGCGCCTTGCGGATCGCTTGCTGATCCGGCTTGTCGTCGGCGGCGACCCAGCCGAGGCCCAGGAACAGGGCGCCGGCAGCGAGTAGGAGGCGGGTGGCAGACATTGGCGATTCTCCTTACTCTTTCATCTCCGCCAGTCCGGAGGGACTGCGTTCACTGTACCACTTCAGGCCGCGGGCCGGCTCCTTTGGGCAGGTTTTTGACTCACGGGCCCGGCCAGGCAGCGGTGTCCCGCAGCAAATACGCCCGCTTGAACTGGCGCGGCGTGCCGCGGTTGAGCATCTCTACCCACACGACAACGTACCGACTGCCCGAAGCGTTAGGGATTCGGACCTCATCTCCGTCGGCGAAGTTGACGGCATTGTTCCCCGCGGTGCGCGTGCAGCCGTCACGGATGTCCACGGTGTCGGCCAAGTCGAGGTAGTGGGTCCAACACAAGGAACCGGTGCCGGCCCGGCCGCGAGCCAGGTCCGGCACCAGCCGGCAGACGACGCCCGTCAGCGTCGCCGACACCGCCCCGAAGGGCCGGTAGATCTCGCAGGTGGTCGAGAGGTGGTTGATTGGGATGGGCATGGTGCTTCTTGATGAGGGAAAGGATGATTAGCGACGCATCGTAGATGCGTGAAGTGCCCAACGCATCTTCGATGCGTCGCTAATCAGAGGTTCGGTGTCCGATACGGCGCGAGCAGGCGCCCGACTTCGGGCGGCACCGCTAGCGCAGCGAGCTCGTATCGCGTCGTGACATCGCCGTACTTCTGCTCGGCGACGTGCTCGAAGCCCGCGGCGCTCTCAGTCTTGACGTGGGCGTACCAGTGCCCGACGAGCCGGGCGTACGCCTCCTTCACGTCGTTCGGCACTGCGCCGGTCGCCGTCGTGTACACGACCTGCACGACGCGCGGGCCGCGACAGCCCAGCGGGCCACTCTTCGATTGGATGACGCCACGCTCGGAATGCACAGCATAATTCGTTGAATCGATCAGCGTGTCGGCGCCATACGCGCCGGCCGGATCAATCTTCACGCTCGTGATGGAAGCGATGGGGAAGTTGGCGAGGATCAGCAGCTCGGCGTAGCTGGGGAAGTACTCGGTGTACGTCCCGCCGACGAAGTCGCGGCCGGTCTGGTTCGCGACCCAGGCGTCGGCCGAGTCCATCAGCAGCCCGAGCAGCGTGTCGTCCGTCGAGCCGCTGATCCCGAGGCGCGCCTTGACGTTGGCGAGGGTGTCGAGGGACATATTGAATCTCCCATTTCGGATTGTCGATTTCGGATTTCGGCGTGAAAGCCAAATCCGAAATCCGAAATCTCAAATCCGAAATCAAACCTGCTTCTTCTGCTGGCTGATCACCACCGCGAGGCTGAAGCTCGGGCTGGTGCCGCCGACGGTGCCGACGTAGCGGAGGTAGCGCTTGGTGCGCTCGAAGGCGATCGCCTGGTAGTTGGACGACGCTGTTACCTGGGTGAACGTCGCGCCCGAGATGTCGCTCCAGCCGGTCGAGCCGTCGGCCGACTCCTGGATCTTGCCGGCCATCGTCGGCGAGGTGCCGCTGACGGCCCCGACCTGCTGGATCGCGAAACACAGCCCGTCGCCCGTGATCATGTCGGCGGCGGAGCCATTCGCGGTGGTCGTGATGGTCTGCGGTGCGAGCCCCGCGCCGAGGATCGCCTGGTCGGCGACGTCTTGAAGTTTGGTGGACATGGGAATCTCCTGTTGGGTTTGCCGCTTGCGGCTTAGCGCCTTCAAGGTGCTAAGCCGCAAGCGGCCCAGAAAAGAAGGAAATCAAGCGATGACAAGCTGATCACACAGCACGAAGCTCGCGGCGTGGCGCGGGCCGGCATCGACGTGCTGGATGCCGCGCAGGTACGTCTGGTCGTTCTGGAGGGCGGTGTCGCCCAGCCCTGAGGCGAGGAACTCCATCACGCCGAGCCGCGCCACGATCCAGTCCGGGAAGTAGCCGAGCAAGATGTAGGTCAGCGTGCTGGCGCCGCCCTTCGTGCGTGTGTTGGCGATCTGCGAGCTGCGCACGACCTTGGTGCCGTAGAGGTCCGCCGGCGGACCATCCGCCGCCGAGCGCGACGGGTGGAAGAGGAACGGGCCCGCGGCGTCGGCCGCGTCCACCGCATCCGCCCGGCGGTTCATCAGCGCCGCGAACATGTCCTTGCGCATCAGCCACGCCGTCGGCGCCGCGATCGCGTCGGGCAGCTTTGCCTCCATCTTCGCCACGTCCTGCGGCTGGAAGGTGTCGCCGGTCCCGCCCGTCGTCGAGGCGGTGAACGAGTTGATGTCGGAGTACGTCAGCAAGCCCTTGATCTGCGTGCCGCCGGTCCCCTCGAGCATTGCCAGGTCCGCCTTCAGGGCCGCGACCCGGGCCATGTCGTAGCGGATGAGCCCCTCGGCTGACGGACTCGCGAAACGCAGCAGCTCGTTGTTGAGCTTCACGAAGATCCCCAGCTTCTTCGCCTGGAGGTCAAGGTTGCCGGTCGCCGGCGTCGATTCCGTGATGCTCGACGCCTCGCCGACCCAGTACGCGGTCGAGCCGCCGGTGATCTTGGGGAATTGGATGCGGCCATTCGGCGGGAGCGCGATCTCCTGGGCCCCGGCATTCGCGAACGCTTCCATGTTTCGCTGTAGCTCGATCAGTTCCCCGAGCATCGGGAAGCCGACCAGCGAGCCGCCGGCGATGTCGCTCGTCGTCCCCAGCGCCTTCGTGCGCAGGTTCAGGCGCCGGGCGATCCAACCAGCTTCATCCGGATCAAACTTCTCGCGCTGGGCGGTCATCTTCTGCCGCACTTCGTTCCGCAGCCGCTGCCCGTGCGGTTCGAACGCCGGCAGATGGGCCGACGCCAGGGGCACGAGGAACGACTGGTGTCCGCAGTGCGGCACGAAGCCGTAGTTCTGGTACAGCTCCTTCAACTGATGATGGACGTGCAGCTCCTCCTTGGCCTGCTCGGGGCCGAGGTAACCCAGCGCGAAGGCCGCGGCCTTGAGCACGGAGTAGCCGGCCGAGTCCTGGCCGACCGGCCCGCTCGTGACCCACGGCACGCGCCGCTCCACCGGCGGCGGCGTCGCCGCCACCGCCTTCTCGACCGCCGCGGCCGCGGTCTGCTCGATGAACTGAGCCAGCTCCTCGCGCGTCTGGAATTTCTCGATCGTCTCGGACATGAAAGGGACCTCCGGAAAAGTGATGGGAGACATGACAGAACTGGTTAGCGACGCATCGGAGATGCGTTCGAGTCCCGACGCGTCGCTAACCGACAACCAACTCGGCGAACACATCGACCGATTGGACCAACAGGCGCCGCAACGACTCGTCGGTGATCAGCCCCTTGGCAACCGCGAGCGTGAGCGCCGCCGGGTTCTCGGGCACCGGAACCGCGGAATACTCGAGCAGGTCCCACTCCTCGTAGCGCACGCCGGAGCGCGACGGCCGCGTGCGGACCGGCAAGAAACCGATCGACCAGCCGCGGAGAATGCCCTGCTCGTAGAGCTTGAAGACGTCCTCGGCGAAGGGCACGCCCTGGGCGAACTGCGTCTCGGCGACGACGCGATCGTCGTGAACTTCGAGCGAGCGGCAGCGCCCGATCGGCGGCATGCCGCGCTGGTGGGCCCACAGCACCACCGGGTTCTTCAGGAATTCGTCGGCGTTGCGAAGGCCCGCGGGCACGACGACGTCGCCGACGCGGTCCGGCGCGCCGGTCGAAATGACGCTGCGAATCACCAGGTTCTCG